TGTCTGTAAATGGTTGAATTTTCTGCACTGTGTTGAAGTAATGTTCGACTCGAACCTGGGTTGCGATGCTTATGTTGTACTTGCGTTCAACCAGCAATCGGGACCCGACACCAATGGGTCTGTTGATAAGTTCTGAGACTTCTTTCTTTTTGATAGACCAATCGGCGTTGACACAATACACGAGAGCTTCACGCTCAATCGAGGTGTCATAGAGATTTGAAAAATGGTGGACGATCTTGCTATGGGCAGTTAATCGGAGCATCGCTGAAGCCATGGCTTTAATGATCGGGCAACCGGGGTATTGATACAAGGCACTGAGTGCCTTACACCTCATCAATTGGAGAAGCTTCTTCTGGCTAGCGCGACCGTAACGGAGTGCGTCAAGCCAGTAGAAGTTTTGAAGTACATCTAGCGGGTCAGTGATAGTTTGTTTATCCTCAGGATCATAGACAAGACCGCAGAAACTTGCGTCTGAAATGCGATCATAGATCTCGATCTTGATGGTGAAGCCTAGGGCTTTGAAATCGTCGGCGGTTGGTAGATTGTTCGGGCGGACGCGTGTGAGGCCGTCGTCACCTTCGACCACAGTTCTAATCTGATCAATTGGGTATCCACGTTTGTGTAGGACGAAATGCGTAAGGAAGAAATTGGCAACACCATTACCAAGTGAGGTGTTCATTTCTCCAGACATTCTGGTGGCAGATAAGGCAACTTTAAAAGCCCGAAAGCTGCAATTGTTAGTGCCAGCAAGGGTTCTTAGGCATTTGTCGAAGAGTGGATCTGGATTGTTTTGCATCAGATGACGGTAGACGATGAACTCGATGGATTCCATCAACTCCGCAGTGAAGTGTGATTCGTATTGAGAATAATCAGTCGCTACATAGACATGACCGGGTGAGAAGATGTAGTCATCAACATATCCAGCCCTCTTCAAGACGGGAACATGTTTGATGAATGATGGGTGATGATAGATAACTTCCTCCATTGCTTTCACATATGGACCGAACAGG